ATTTCATATCGAAAATTTGATAGAAAATTTACTTTGGCTGATGATATTATAGTAAAAGAAGCTTCACTTGAAAATGGAATGCTGAAGATTAATCTTGAGCGTATTGTTCCAGATGAAAAGAAGCCTAGAATAGTTACTATAAAATAAATTTGTAATAAAAGGGAAAAGGGACTTTACATTTAGTCCCTTTTCCTTTATTATGATAATATAATGAAGGAGATATTATGAGCGAAGATTCAGTATTAAACTTACTAGGTGCAGATCAACCTGGCCAAATGGCAATGGAAATTGTTCCTACTATTCATCATCACGTAGCAAAAATTAAATTTGGACAAACAGTTGTTGATATTTTAAACGAAGAAGTTGAAACAATATCTAGAAACAGATCATCAAATAAAGATACACAACTTGTTGGTCAGTTGCGACAACACAAAGATTCTGCACAACTTGATTTTGATTTAACTACTCCTGTAGGTGTACAACTAAATTCAGTTTTAAATTCAGTTGCAACAACTTATTTAAATCAAGGATATGGAAAAAATTCATATGCAGATTGTTATACTTGTTGGACTAATCATGCATATGCTGGAGACTACAATCCATTACACGAGCATACTACAAATACTGCTGCAGGCCTTTCTGGTTTTATGTGGCTAAAGATGCCAGAAGAAATGGAAGAACGTAGATTAAATAAGGCAAATCACAGAGTTAATTTTGGTGATTCTGATGGTCAGTATGATGGATGGACTCATATGTGTTGGGGTTTAGGATCAAAAACAGATTTGTATAATTTAAAACTTGGTTCTGAAGAATATGTTCAACCAGAAGTTGGAACTTTATATATTTTTCCAAAATGGTTACATCACCAAGTATTACCATTTTCTGGAGCAGGAGAAAGACGATCTATTGCTATGAATTGGGATATAATTCAATCAGAACAAGAATTAAAAAGTATCATGAGCCCATTTGAATACGATAGTTTCATTTCTAATATTCCAGATAATCATGATAAATCTATACCACTTGCCCTTAATGTTGGTGGTTCTTATGTAAAGGTTAAATTAGATGAGCAATCTTAAAGATATAATGTTGAGTTCATTAAAAACTCATGCTGAAGGTAATAAAAATATGCATATTTCAAATGTAAAAATATATTTAGAAAATCCTGTTGGTATTGGTGAGCATTCAAATATCATGGAATCTATTGAAAAAGAATTAGATTCAATTTCTAAATATGAAGAACAAATTCAAATTCTTGATAAATATTTTTCAGCTAAATGAAGGAGAAAATAACTGTCAAAAGTTAACTACAAATATAATGAGGACAAAACTTTGTCTGATTTGAAAGAGTACATCGACTCAACATATGATGAACACTATAGCAAGAACAAGTTTCAAGCTACAGAGTTCATCATTGACGGTGGACATGGTGAAGGTTTCTGTATCGGTAACATCATGAAATACGCACAACGATATGGAAAAAAAGACGGTTATAATAAAAGTGACTTGCTAAAAGTCATCCACTATGGTATTATAGCTTTATACAATCACGATATCATGGAGAATAGTGAAAATGAAACTAAGTAGTCAAACAATCAATGTGTTGAAGAATTTCTCAACCATTAACCAAAACCTTGTAATCAAAGAAGGTAGTAGTATTTCTACTATGTCAGCAATGAAAAACATTATTGCTAAAGCAACGGTAGAAGAAACTTTCCCAAAAGAATTTGCAATTTATGATCTCAATGAGTTTCTATCTGTAATATCTCTTTTTTCAAATCCAGAGTTAGATTTTAAGGATAACTTTGTTCTTATAACAGAAGAAGGTTCTTCTAAATCTTCAACGTATTGGTACTCTGATCCATCTGTTGTTACTACACCAACTAAAGATATTACTATGCCTTCAACAGAAGTTACGTTTGATATTTCTAGTGACACTCTATCAGAAATAACAAGAGCTGCATCCGTTATTGGGGCTCCTGATATGGTACTTGAGAATGGAAAACTTAAAGTAACTGATAAGAAGAATACAACTGCAAATGATTTTACACTCAAGCTTGATGTTCCTGACAGTGAAGTTGATTATAAATTTTGGTTTAAAGTTGAAAATTTGAAATTATTGCCTGGCGCTTATGGTGTTAAAGTTTCTTCAAAAAAGATTAGTGAGTTTACTAATTCTAATGTTGATGTTTCTTACTTTATTGCTTTGGAACCCGAATCTTCTTATGACGCTTAAAGTTAGGAATTTATATTATGAAAAACTTTTTATGGGTCGAGGAATATCGTCCCAAGGATGTAAGCTCATGCGTACTTCCTAAAAATCTAAAAGATACTTTCACAGAGTTTGTTGAAAGTGATAATATCCCAAATTTGATATTATCAGGTGGCCCAGGCGTAGGAAAGACAACTATTGCAAAAGCAATGCTTGATCAGATTGGTGCTACTTATATGATGATCAACGGTTCTGAGGAGTCAGGTATTGATGTTCTCAGAACCAAGATCAAAAACTTTGCTTCTACTGTATCTCTTGAAGGTGGTAGAAAGTATCTAATACTTGATGAGGCAGACTATCTAAACCCACAATCTACTCAACCAGCCTTACGGGGTTTCATGGAAGAGTTTCATAAAAACTGTGGCTTTATTCTTACTTGCAATTATAAAAATCGTTTAATTCAACCACTACATTCTCGTTGTAGTGTTATTGAATTTTCTATTCCTAAATCTGAAAAACAAAATCTAGCTTCTGAGTTCTTTAAAAGAGTTATAAGTATTCTTGAAAAAGAAGAAGTTAAGTATGATAAAAGGGTTATTGCTGAAGTTATTAATAACCATTTTCCAGATTGGCGTAGAACTTTAAATGAGTTACAAAGGTATGCTATATCAGGTTCTATTGATGCTGGAATGTTGGTAAACATTGGTGATGTTAATATAAAAGAACTTATGGCTGGTATGAAAAATAAGGAGTTTACTAATGTTAGAAAATGGGTTGTCAATAATCTTGATAATAATCCTGTTGATCTTCTTAGGGTTGTTTATGATAATCTCTATGAGTATGTGGATGGTTCTACTATTCCCCATTGCGTTGTGGTATTGGGTGAGTACCAATACAAATCTGCCTTTGTCGCAGACCAAGAAATAAATATGATGGCTTGCCTTACAGAAATAATGGCAAGGGCTAAGTTTAAATAAAGGATTAATATAATGATTGATGAAAAAGAATTAAACGAATTATACAATAAGTCGTTTGCAACAAATGTACAACTATCAGAAGAGTATTCTGTACTAGCAGTTGCTGGTGTGTTGTTAGGACAAGCTATGAGGATGTATAAGACAGTATTAGATAAGAATGAGTATGATGAAATGGTAGAAATAATTTCTGACACATCCAAAGAAGTTAGACCATATGATGAATTTTGTTTAGCAGAAGATTCGACTAAACATTAACAAATTGGATTTTTTATAATGATTGATATATATGATGATGTACTAGAAGAGCATAATGCTATTTTAGTCGATGATGCGATTAAACAGTTAGCTTGGAAGTATGATTATTCATCACAACCAAACAAACCAAATAAACATTGGCACATCCTTTGTGGACATAATGAAATAGAATGTACTGATGCTGGATTTGATTGGGTTCATAGTTTATTTCAAACAGCATTGGATAAGTTTAAATTTACAGAAAAGTATGATGTTGATACTTATCTTAGAATCTACATGAATGCTCATACACATGGCATAGAACCACATTTTCATCATGACGATGGAGATTTTACTATGATCTATTATCCACGGCTTGATTGGAAATTAGAGTATGGTGGTGGAACTTATATTGATGGTAAACTAGCAGAATATAAAGGAAATCGTTTAGTTGTATTTGATGCAGCTCTTCTACATTCTGCAATGCCAGTTTCTAGAGAGTGTTACCAATTAAGAACTTGTGTTGTATTCAAGTGTAGTAAAAAAAACAGTAATGTTAGTTTCTTTAGAGATGCTATAAAAGATAATAGTAACAATTTCAAAGTGCAAGTAATAAACTAATGTATGAACTAAAAAACTACCTCAAAGCTATCAACGAAACTAAAGAACCTCTTATGGATGGAGAGGATGAAGAGTGGGAAAAGAAGTATCCACCATACATCGTTAATAAATGTGTGGCTCCTTTTCCTGATACTATCCTATTAGTTAACGAAATTAACCAATTACACCACCTAGATAAGAAACTTCAGTTTGATTTTTTGATAAATAGTCTAAGACCAAGGAAAAGATATACACCTTGGGTGAAGGCGATGAAAATTGATAATTTAGAATATGTTAAAGAGTATTATGGATATAGTAATGCAAAGGCAAAGTCCGCTCTTAAAATATTATCTGATGAACAAATTTCTGCCATAAAACAAAAATTAAATAAAGGTGGAATAAATAATGGAAGAGATTAATTGGACACAAGATCAAATGTTAGAAGTTGGTTTGAAAGAACCAGATGATTTTTTAAAGGTTCGTGAGACACTTTCACGAATTGGAGTAGCTTCTAGAAAAGAAAGAAAACTATATCAATCTTGTCATATATTACATAAACAGGGTAGGTATTATATTACACACTTTAAAGAGTTATTTGCTCTTGATGGTAAGGTTGTTAATTTATCTGAGAATGATATTGCTCGTAGAAACACAATTACAAACCTTTTAAAAGATTGGGGTTTGGTAGATATTATAGGTAATGCAGAACCAGTAGCTCCATTAAGTCAAATTAAAGTTTTATCTTTTAAAGAGAAAGATGAATGGCAATTAGAGACAAAGTATAATATAGGTAAGAAGAAAGAAGTTTAATGGAGCAATTCAAATCTTACATCACAGAGGAAAAGGATGAACCTTATAAGTTATTGATTCTTTCTCATGATGATCCTTTAGACCCTAATGAAACTGGGCCAATGGTTCGCAAGAAAGCATCAGAGTTAGGTATTGAAGTATATCTTGCTGAGTTTTCTGGTATGTATATGGAAGACAAAGGGAAAGATCAACTAGTATATTCTTTTCTTGTAGATGATGATGGTAAGGTAGAAATGCCTGGAATGAAAGATGGTGTTGATTATGATAAACCTTTTCTTATAAATCCTAAAAATACTTTGATTATGGCAAGAGGCCTTGGTTCTACAGTTAAAACAGGAAATTTATCTTGGAGAGTTGCTTGTCTTAATCTAGAAAAACAAGGTTATACTCTCATTAATTCTGTTGCTTGTCACGATATTTGTAATGATAAGTGGCACAATCAGATTATTTTTCAACGAAAAAATATTCTTACACCAAAAACAGTTTTAGTTCGTCATGCAGAAGGAGCTGAACAAGCTG